CGCCGGAGAGGAAGGCATCCGCCTCCTCCAGCGAGAGGCGGCCGAGATGCTCGATATGGCAGGAGCGCAGCAGCAGCCCGGCCAGGCGGCGTGGCTCGCCCTCCCCCCCCGTCACGGGGCCGAGGATGCGGATCACGTCCACGGCGGGGCTGCGCGCCTGCAGCAGCTCGGCCAGCACCGCGGGCGCCAGCGCCCGGTCCTCGCGCAGGAACAGGGTCCAGGTGCCGATGCTGGGGGCGCCGCCCAGGTAATTGTCCTCCATCCGCGCCACCAGGCTGCAATCCGGGCCATAGGCCAGGAAATCCTCGCGGCAGCTGGCATCGCGCTTCTGGGGCGGCAGGTACAGCACCGCGAAGCTGCGCTCGGCCGCCGGCAGGCTGCCGCCCTGGAGGGCGATGGCGCGCTGCAGGCGGCCGGTGAACTCGGCATTGGGCTGCCCCGCGAAGGCCTGCAGCGACCAGTGGAACCAGCCCTGCGGGAAGGCGAGGCGCGCCAGCCGCGCATCGATCTTGCCGCCGGCCGCGCGCTGCGCCAGGCCGCGCCCACGGGTGGCGACGCCGAGGCTGCCGGCATGGTCCCCCCGCGCCTGCAGCAGGGTGGCGTGCAGCGCCTCCGCCTCCGCATGGCCGGGCTTGGCCTGCAGCGCCGCCCGCACCAGGGTCAGCGCCTCCTCCTGGCGGCCCTGCTGCGCCCGCAGCCGTGCCAGCAGCGACAGCAGGAGGTGCGAGCCCGGCGCGCTCACCAGCGCGCGGTCCAGCACCAGCTCCGCCATGGCCGGGCGGTTCAGGCCGAGCAGGAGGCGGACCAGCTGCGTCGCCGTCTCAGGCTCGGCCGGTGAACCTGGACACTGAGATTTGGAATGGCGGGACCAACTGGGATCGCCCGGGATGATGCGGGATGAAGCAATAGAAACAGCGCCTTGATGGGCCGTCTGGTGCCGCGGCACCCGGGGCAGTTCATTTTTGGAAAATGGACCTCGCCTGCAGGCCGCGACACCCAATTTCAGAAATCCCATGCACCCCCTCAGACGCCTCCCTTCGGTCTTCTTAGAGGGTCCTTAGCAGTCCTTAGAGGAGGCACTAAGGCACGAGGGGAGAAGCTGTGCCATCCAATCGGCCTCTCGGGACGCTGCTAGGCGCCGCCTGAGGGAGGCGGGGCGGGGCAGAGGCGATCTCCCTTGAGATGGCAGCAGCTCGACGACGAGCCGCCCCAGCTTCCGTCTCGTTGAGACGCCCACAGGCGAAATTGAGGTTGCCGGTGTCGCTGGAATCAACCTGCGGGTGACCCGCAGAGATGATCACCATCCGCCAAGCACACGACTGGATCGGATTCAGCGATACACCAGGCGTCCGAGTGCCAAGCATGTAGGCAACATTCCTCTGTCCCTGATAAATTCCTGCGCGAGCCTGCATATAAGCTGAAAGAAAATTTTTCTGATTGTATTCGCAAAAGCGATTTTCAGCCGGGCTAGGGTCTGCGCAGAGCAAGAGATATGCCTTGTCTTCTTCTTCAATTGCTGAATTTACAGCCTTTGCGTCTGCGGCATGGCCTATCAGTAAAAGAGATATGGCAAGCAGCCAGGATGTTTTGCCTGTCATGTAAGACCTTCCTCAGTGCCAAGCAGCGGTTAGCGGCCGAGGCTTCCGCCGGCCCATAGGACTTGTCCAACAATCCGCATCGCGTCGAAATCGCTTGCCTGAATGCGCTTCGGCTCAAATGAAGGATTGTCGCTTATTACTAAAATATCCCCATCTATCTGAAGTTGTATTCTTTTTACCATCAAGCCATTGCGCACAGAAAGCACATAAATTCCATCGGAATTTGCCTCGACAACTTTAGTGTCGATTATGAGGGTATCTCCGTCATTGATAGTAGGCGACATGCTGTTGCCCACAGCTTCGATGATGGCGAGGCCATCGGGCTTTCTCCGCAGTGTCTGCTTGATCCACGATTCGCTGAAGGCAATGAACTCCGCCACATGCTCGGAGACCACCTCCGCGCCATCGCCAGCAGCAGCGCGCACGTCGTATCGAGGTAGGCGGATTAGATCAGGGAAATCATGCTCATTTTTGGGGTGATGCTTAGAAATCTGGCATGGCTCAGATGTGGCCCCTGTCGGAGTTCCGATCCCAGGTCCCACTCCGGTAAGGAGCCATTCCACAGAAACGCCGCAGGCTTGGGCCAAGCGCACGGCGCCAAGCACCTTCATCCCCCCGCCGCGCATGTAATTGGCAAGGGTCTTGAGCGGAATACCGGCCTTTTCAGCAACTTCGGGAGCTTTCAGGCCGCTGGCTTCAATGGCGGCCTTTAGGCGCTCGATGATGCCCTGCAGGGAACGGTTTTCAGCCGGATCTGTGCCCTCGGAGAGCTGAGCGCCGCCGTGGGCTTTTCCCTTAATTAAATCAACGGCTTGCTCAGTTTTAGGCATTTTCGGCCCTCATTCCAATCTGTTCCGCAGTTTTGCGCTTGCCTGTTGGCTTAGAACTGGGCAGATTGTTCGTGTTCACTAACCCAAAATTGGAAAGGAAAGCCGGTCTTGCACACCGGCTTTTCCCAAACAGGCAGGCATGGCCAAATTCGGCGCACATCCCGACCGCGAAGATATCAAAGCGGCGATCCGAAAGACAGGAATCAGCTGTGAACAGCTGGGTCTGATCCACGGATATTCGCGCGCTGCGGTTGGAATCTGCCTGATCCGGCAGTGGCCTGCGGTCGAGGCCATCATCGCCGCGCATCTGAACGTGCGGCCCCAGGACCTCTGGCCATCTCGGTACGACAATTTCGGCGCTCCGCTTCGCCTCCATGGCGATGAGCGGAACGCTAACGGCCGGGCAAAGGCCCGGCACTCTCAAAAACAGGCTGTCGCATGAACATCCAGGAGGTCCCCCTCGCACAGATCGAGGTGGGCGATCGCTTGCGCGCGATCGATGAAGATTACGCCGCCCTGATCGCGCAGAGCATCAAGGCGCGGGGGCAGATGACCCCGGTTGAGGTCCGGCAGAATGGCGAGGGTGGTTTCATCCTGGTCTCTGGCGGCCATCGCTACCGTGCGGCGCAGCTGCTGCAGGCGGAGACGATCACCGCCAGCGTCGTCGATTGCGACGACTTCGAGGCGGAACTGCGCGAGATCGACGAGAACCTGTTCCGGCGGGACCTGTCGGAGCTGGATCGTGGCGCCTTCTTCCATCGCCGGAAGGAGCTGGAGGAGCAGCTGGCCAAGGTCCAGAAGCACGGTGGTGACCGTGTCTCGGACCAAGCCGCCAAATTTGGCGACTTGCAGAGCTTCACCGCGCTGGCCGCCGAAAAGCTGCGCATCTCGGAGCGGTCGGTGCAGCGGACGCTGCAGCGCTTCACCAAGCTGGCGCCCGATGTCCGCACCAAGATCGCGGGCACCTGGCTGGCCGATCACGGTGCCCAGCTGGATGCCCTGATCAAGGCAAACCCCGCCGAGCAGCGCAAGGTCGTGGCGCTGATGTTCCGCGAGCGCGAGCCCTTTGGCGACGTGGCTTCGGCCCTGCGCGAGGTTCGTGGCGTCAAGGACGAGGAAGGGCTGTCCCCCGACACGGTGGCCGCCAACCGCATCCTGACCGCATGGCGCAAGGCCAGCCCGGCCGCCCAGGAAGTCGCCTTCAAGGCGATCCAGGCGGAGCAGCGCAAGCGCCAGAGGCGAGACGCCGGTGAGGCGTGATCGCACCCCCATCACTCCATTCGTTCTGGGAGCCGCGTACATGAAAGACGTCTCTCCGATCCCGCCCGCCTCCACCGCGGAGCTGCGGCGGACCGAATCCCGCATCCGGTACCACCTGCGCCGTGCCGCTCCGGCGGGCCTGACCCGCGACGGCCTCGGCGCCCTGCTGGAGGCGGAGAGCATCAGCGCCCGGAACATCGGCGGCATGCTGGGCCGCATGGTTGAGGCCGGCACGCTGCGCATGGCCAGCAGCGAAGCCGGGCTGCTGTTCTGGATGCCGCTCGGCACGCCCGAGATGCGGCCGGACGAGCCTGCCAACTGGAACGCCCAGCGGGACGCCACACCGCGCCATCGTGGCCCGATCCGGCGGCAATGGCCGGCGGAGATCATCGCCCCGGCGCCGACGACGCCGGTGGTGCATGAGCGCGGCGTGGCCATGCCGCCGCCGCCGAAGGGCGAGTGGCCGGAGCGCCGGGAGGCGCCGGCGGTGCGCGGCCTCGGACGCTTCGCCCTGGACTTCACGGTGGGCTGCGGCGCGGGCATCTGCGCCGTCGCCATCCTCTGGGCGTTCGGCCTGGTGACGGTCGGGGGCGGGCTGTGAGGCAAGCCCCCTCCAGGCTGCGAGCCTGACGCCATGGCCAGGCGCCCCATCAACACCGCCCAGATGGACCTGCTGGACTGGACCCCGCCGGAGCCGGTGACGCGCTTCGACGAGGACCAGGTGCGGGCGGCTTCCATCGCCGGGAAGGTGTGCCGGGGCGTCTCCGTGAGCCTCAAGGAAGCGGCTGAGCAGGGCCTCAGCCGCGAGGACATTGCGCGCGCCATGAGCGATTTCCTGGGCGCCGAGGTGAGCAAGAACATGCTCGACGCCTACGCCAGCCAGGCGCGCGAGGATCACATCATCAATGTCGTACGGTTCATCGCTCTGATCCACGCGACCAAGGACCGCCGACTGCTGGAGATGATCGCCGAGATGTTTGGATGGGCGGTAATCGACCGAAAGTATCTGCGCCTGATCAAGCTGGGCGCGCTGCAGGACCGGCGTGACGACATGACCCGCGAGATCGAGGCGGAGCGTCGCCAGGCCAAGGCGGAGGGACTGCTCTGATGCTCGCCCGCGAATGGTTCTCCGCGGCTGAGATCGCCGCCATGGCGCTGCCGGGTTTACCCACGTCGAAGGGCAAAGTCCTCGAACATGCGGAACGGCATGGCTGGAAGAAGGCGAAGCGCGAAGGCGTTGACTGGCGCAACCGCGACGGCCGTGGCGGCGGGACGGAATATCATTTCTCGATGCTTCCCCTATCCGCGCAGCTGCAGCTGGTGGTCAGCCAGCAGAGGCAGGACGCGGTGGACGAAGCGGCGCCTCGCATCGAAGCGCTGAACCGCGATTCCATCTGGGCCTGGTTCGAGAAGCTGCCGGAGGCCCGCAAGGCGAAAGCCTACGAGCAGGCCCGCATCCTGGGCTGCGTGCGCGACCTGGTGCAGGCCGGCAACCGGAAGGTGCCGATCATGCAGCTGCTCGCCGCGCAGTTCGATGTGCAGCTTTCGACCCTCTACAACTGGGAGCGCCGGGTGGAGGGTACGCCGCGGTGCGACTGGCCGGCCTATCTGGCCGGGCGGCATGTCGGCAGCACCAGCAACCGCAGCGCCTGCAGTGAAGAAGCCTGGGAGTTCTTCAAGACCGACTACCTGCGCGTGGAGCAGCCGAACATCAGCGACTGCTACCGCCGCCTCACCGAGGTGGCAGCGGCGCGCGGATGGACGGTGCCCAGCGAGAGGACGATGACGCGCCGGATCATGGCGCTGTCGCCCGCGCTGCGCGTCCTGGCTCGTGAGGGGCAAGAAGCGCTCAAGCGCCTGTATCCGGCGCAGCGCCGCGACCGCAGCGCCTTCACCGCGCTGGAGGCGGTGAACGCCGATGGCCACAAATGGGATGTCTTCGTGCGCTGGCCGGACGGCCACATCGGGCGGCCGGTGATGGTCGCCTTCCAGGACCTGTATTCCGGCAAGATTCTCAGCCGCCGGGTTGACCGGACCGAAAACAAGGAATGCGTGCGGCTGGCCTTCGGTGACCTGGTGGAGACCTACGGCATTCCCGACCATTGCTGGCTCGACAACGGCCGGAACTTCGCATCGAAGTGGCTAACCGGCGGCACGCCGACCCGGTTCCGGTTCAAGGTCCGGGATGACGAGCCTGACGGTATCATGACGCAGATGGGCGTGCAGGTGCACTGGACCATGCCCTACTCCGGCCAGTCCAAGCCCATCGAGCGGGCGTTTCGGGATTTCGCGGGCGGCCTTGCCAAGCATCCGGCCTTCGCTGGCGCCTACACCGGCAACAACCCCATGGCGAAGCCGGAAAACTACCGCAGCGCCGCGGTTCCCTTCGACACCTTCATGCAGGTGCTGGATGCCGGGATCGCGGAACACAATGCCAGGCCGGGCCGCACCGGTGGCAATTGCCGCGGCGAGAGCTTCGACGCTGTGTTCGCGAAGGGCTACGCGGCGGCCATGCCGCGCAAGGCGCCCGCCGAGCTGCGCCGGCTGTGGCTGCTGGCGGCGGAAGCCATCACGGTGAACCGCACGGACGGCACCATCTCGCTCGAAGGCAATCGCTTCTGGGCCGAGTTCCTCACCGCCCATCGCGGCGAGAAGGTGGTGGTGCGGTTCGACCCGGCTTTCCTGCAGGACGATGCGCACGTCTACCGCCTGGACGGCGTGTATCTGGGCGCTGCGCCCTGCGTGCACGACGCTGGCTTCGCGAATGTGGACGATGCCCGCGCCCATGCCCGCAAGCGCAAGTCCTGGATGCAGGCCCAGAAGGCGATGCTGGAGGCAGAGCTATCGCTGTCGATCCAGCAGATCGCCGCCATGCTGCCGGAAGTCCCCGCGCCCGCACCGATGCCGGAGCCCAAGGTGGTCCGCATGGTCGCCGGCAACACGGCCATCGCCGCTCCGGCGAAGGCAAGGATCGTGGAGGAGGAGCGCTCCGCCGACATGCTCGCCTATCAGCGAGCGATGGAGATGCAGGAGGCCCGGCTGCGGAGCCCCCTGCACCTTGTTCCCGACGAAGATTCCGCTGGCTGACGGCCCGCAAAGCATCAGCAGCAGACAACAAGGATTCGATATCATGAGCGAACACATCAGCGAAAGGGCTTCCACGCCCGAGGGGCAGGCCGAAATCCGGGCGGAGGCGAACTCCCTCCTGGTCTCCGAGAACATGTCGCTGCAGGACGCGGCTCGCGCCAGCAGCATCCCCGCTGGCACGCTGGGGCCTTGGCTGAAGGGCCAGTATGCCGGCCGCAATGACCGTGTGGCGACCAATGTCGAGCGGTGGATGAAGTCGCGCCATACGCAAGAAGCGGCGCGCATGGTGCTGCCGAAGGACCCCGGCTTCGTGATGACGCCGAGCGCGGAGGAATATTTCTCGGCGCTGACGCACGCCAAGATCATGCCGGACATGACGCTGATCGCGGGCTCGCCGGGTGTCGGCAAGACCTACGCCCTGGAGGAGTACCGGAAGCGGACGCCGAACGTGTTCATGCTGACGGCCTCGCCGGCGATGACGACGCCGCGCCTGGTCCTCGACGAGTTGCGCGACACCCTTGGCATCGACGAACGCTATTCGGCCCAGAAGGTGGAGAAGGCGGTGATGAAGGCCCTCCACGGCACGGGTGGCCTGATCCTGATCGACGAAGCCAATCACCTGACCAGCCAGGCCCTCGACCAGATCCGTAGCATCCACGACCAGACGAAGGTGGGCGTGGCCTTCGCTGGAAACGAGAAGGTTTATTCGCGCCTCGAAGGCGGAAGCCGCTCGGTGGACTACGCGCAAATCTACTCCCGGCTGGGCATGCGCATCCGCAAGGTGCGGCCGACGCCCGGCGATATCGATGCCGTGCTGAATGCCTGGAAGGTCGAGGATCAGCAGTCCCGCCGCGTGCTGCACGTCATCGGCAAGCGGCCCGGCGCGCTGCGGAATGTCGTGAAGACCCTGAAGCTCGCGCACATCCGCGCATCCGGTGACGGCCTGACCGAGATCAGCGCGCCGATGCTGGACTGGGCCTGGTCGCGCCTGTCCGAGTCCAGCGTCCGCGACGCTGCGTAATGCCTGGCGGGCAGGGCGCCCTGCCCGCCTCATTTCTCCCTGCTGCCGGGCCTTAGCGCCCGTTCAGCACCCTCTGAGAGGTCGGACATGAACGAGATGACGAGCGGCGACATGATGGCCGATAGCATGGGCCGTCTGGTGCCGCGCAACCTGGTGAAGCCGGAGGACCTGCTGCAGGACGAGCTTGTCCGGAAGCTGCATGTCCAGGCGGTGGAGCTGAACGCGCAAATCTCCGAGGTGAAGGCTGCCGCCTTCGCGGAGATCGAGAGCTACCTGAACCTGCTGCGGCAGCAGTACGGCGTGACGCAGGGAGGGGTGCAGGGCAATGTGACCCTTGCCAGCTACGATGGCAGCCTGCGCATCGTGATCCAGGTGGGCAAGATGATCACCTTCGGGCCGGAGCTGCAGGTGGCCAAAGAGAAGATCGACCAGTGCCTGCTGCGCTGGGCCGAAGGCGCGAACGACAACATCCGCGCGCTGGTGATGGACGCCTTCCAGGTGGAGAAGGGCCGGCTGAATGCCGACCGCATCCTGTCGCTGCTCAAGCTGGCCATCGACGATCCCGACTGGAAGACCGCGATGGAAGCGATCCAGGCGTCCATCAGCCGCCAGGTGACGAAGCCGTATATGCGCTTCTACCGCCGCGTTTCCGGGCATGGCGCCAAAGCGACCTATGAGCCCGTCCTGCTCGACATCGCCAAGGTCTAGGAGGCCGCCATGAGCTGGACGCCTTTGCTGCCTCCCGCGAGGAAGGCTCCGCCGTCACCGCCGGTGCGGACCGCCGCTGTCGTCATCTCGGCCGCGGCCAAGGGGGCGACGGGTCGGGATCGCCTCATCATCCGTGTCCGGCCCCATGCGATCGAGGGCGGGCTGGACTGGTGGACTGCCGGCCGCGGTGTCGATGTTCATGTCGGCCACGGCGAGCATTCCGGCTGGCTCCGGATCGAGCCCGGCAACACCTACACCCTGCGCAAGGTAGGGCCACAAGCTGCGGGTAGGATGGCCATGCTGTCCGTCCCGCTCCCCGAGACTGTGGAGCCCGGCAAGCGTACGACGGTCGTTGCCGCCTTCGAGCATCATCCCGACTGGATCGAGGTGGAGCTTCCCTGGAGCTGGCGCCTGGCCAGTGAGGAAAGCGCCGCAGTTCCGGCCGTGTCGCCGCAGGCGCGCCCTGCGTCGCCTGCCAGCTATGTCGGCATCTCCAGCCGCATCCCTGACCCGGCGGCGCAGCGTCGGGCCGAAGGCCGTGCCCTGCCCAACTTCGGTGCTGGAGGCTGACATGGACGCGACGGGACTGCGCTCTCCCGGCCACGTCGCCGTAAAGACGAACGGCGCGGCACCGAACCAGCATCGCGGCGCCATGATGAGCAAGGTGCATGTGGCGGTTGCCCAGCTGGGCCTGGCCGAAGACGGCTGGCGCGACATCCTGGAGCGCCTGACGGGCAAGCGCAGCCTGCGCGCCTGCAGCCCGGCCGAGCTGGACCGACTGCTGGCGGAGTTCCGCAGGCTCGGCTGGCGGGCCACCCGCCGGCCTCTCTCCCAGCAGGCCATCGTGCGGATGATCTACGGGGTTTGGGGCGAGCTGAGCCCGCATCTGGCCGAGCCGGGAGACGCCGCGCTGCGCGCCTTCGTGCGCCGCCAGACCAAAAGCGAGGCCCATCCCGAGGGCATCGACGCGCCCGAATTCCTGACCGTGCCGGATGCCACGAAGGTGCTGGAAGGGTTGAAGGCGTGGCGCGCTCGTATCCAGCGGAAGGAGCAGCCCCATGCCGGCGCCTAGTCTCATGCTGGGCGAGGCCGTCGCCCTGGCGATCCTGCAGGCGTTCCTGGGCGACGGTGCCAAGCTGCTGCCCGCCGACACGCGCGTGGGGCAGATACAGCGCCACGCCGCGGCCGCGGCCCTCCGCCAGGCGGGTTTTCCGGCCTGCGCCGCTCAGCAGCCGCAGGGCAGCTGGGCGGTGCTGTCCAGCGCGAGGGCACTGGCGCTGCTGGAGGCGCGCCCTCCCGTGGCGCCGGATCAGCTGGAGGTGCGGTGATGCGCAAGCAGCTCCGCGGCGCCTCCCTGCTGCGCTATCGCCTCAGCAGCAAACCCCGGCATGGGCGCCGGCTGCCGCCCATGCCGGCCGAGCCTTTTCTCCCGTTCATTGAGGGGGCCTCAGAGCTGAACACAAGCCTCACCAAGCTGGGCTTTACCCTCCTGCGCTGCGTCCATCCCTACCAGCGTCGCTCGGGAGAGGTGACGGTGCAGCTCCATTGGTCACGTCGGGCGGAATGCGACCTCACCGACACGCATTCCTGCACGGGCATTGTGCCGCCCTTGGTCGTGCTGTCGCTGGTGGAGGGCTGACCATGGGCGTGATCAGCAGTGGCGTGCGGCCCCCGGCGGAGCTGGCGCACATCGTGCAGCGCATCGGCGAAAGCGGCACCCTGCAGCTGATCGAGGCGCTGGGTGGCCGGCGCATCTACATCCCCATGCACTTGTCCGATACCACCCCCATCGTTGTGGTGCTGGGTCGCGACATGGCACAGCAACTGGTGGAGCTGCATCCCTATCACCTGCAGGTGCCGCTGGCGCGGCACTGGCGCATGCGGCTGTATCGCGCCCGTGGCGAAACGCTGGCCTCTATTGCCAGCAAGCTCGGCATGACGGAGAACGGCGTCTGGCGGGCACTCCGCAATGAGGCCGCCGACCAGCAGCAGAGCCTTCCCTTCTTCTGAACCCTGCGCGCGCAAGGGCATATCGCAACATGGTGAGCAGCTAGCCTCCCGGGGATCACTCCGGGGGGCTTTTTCGTGTTCGAGGCGGCGTTTGAGGTCCTGATCGGCCACGAGGGCGGGCTGTCCATGGTGGCCAGCGATCCCGGCAACTGGACGGGCGGCAAGGTCGGTTCCGGCCAGCTGCGCGGGACGCGGTATGGCATCAGCGCCGCAGCCTTCCCCACGCTCGACATCGCCTCCCTGACGCTCGACCAGGCGCGCGCGATCTACCGCGCCATGTACTGGCAGCCCCTCGGCGCCGATGACTTTCCCCCGGCCACCGCGCTCGTGCTGTTCGATTCCGCCGTGAACAACGGCGTGTCGCGTGCCGTCCGCTTCCTGCAGCTCGCGGTGGGCAGCACCGCCGACGGCTTGCTGGGCACCGCCACGCGGGCGGCGACGCGCCGCAAGCTGGGGAACGGGGCGCCGGAGCAGGACGTGGCCCTGGCCAGCGAAATCCATGCGCGCCGGATCGACTTCATGGCCCGGCTCAGCACCTGGCCCACCTTCGGCCTCGGATGGGCGCGGCGCCTGGCGTCCCTGCCGTTCCAGGCTGCCGCCCTCTCCACCCGATAGGAAGCGCAATGCCGCTCTATGACATCATCCAGCTGCTGATCCTGGCCGCCACGCTGATCCCGGCCGCCATCTCGCAGCTGCGGCGCAACAGCGTCGCGAACCACAACGACTACCTGGGCCGCATCGTCGGCTATCTCGGCCGCTCGGCCGCGGAGATCCATGAGCAGCTGCTGAAGCTCCCGCCCGGCGCCGATGCCATGGCGGTGCGGCGCGCGCTCATCGCCGCCGCCGTGAAGCAGACCCTGCAGGAGTTCGACACCAGCGCGGCCGCGACGAAGGCGACGCCGGAGAAGCTGGCCGGCATCCTGGACCGCCAGGTGTCCGACCGCATCACCGGTGGCAAGGGGATCGGGCCGGTGGTGGGCCAGGTGATCGGCACGCTGGACGACGACCTGGCCGCCGGCCCCGCAGCGCCGGCCCTGACGCCGCGGGCCGGCTGACATGGACTTTGCCGACCACGCCCAGCGCGCCGATGAGCAGGCGCGGGCGGCCGCCCTGGCCCGCCGCGCCGTCCCCGCCAAGGAAGGGGCCACGCATTGCGAGCGCTGCGGGGAGGAAATCCCCGCCGCGCGGCGCGCCGCCATCGGCGCCCGCCTCTGCGTCGAGTGCCAGACCGCGCTGGAAAGGCTGCGCCGATGATCCCGCCCCTGCCGACCACCTGGCCGGAGGTGGCGGCCTTCTGCGGCGTCATCACTGCTGTCGGCGGCATGATCTACGCCCTACTGCGCTGGAAGCTGCAGGGCGATTTCGTGACCAAGGCCGACAAGGCCGACATCGCCGCGCTCGGCGCGCGGCTCGACGCCGTGGAGAACCGCCTGGCCGCCGTGCCCAGCCACGACGATTTCCGGCACCTCGCCGGCCGGGTCGGCCAGGTGGAGCGGCAGGTGGACGTGGTGGCGGCCGATGTGCGCGGCATCACCTCCGCCATGGCCCGTGTGGAGCGTCACCTGGACATGCTGGTCCAGCATCACCTGCCCAAGGGAAAGGACCTGGCATGAGCTTCGAGCAGGTGCTTGCCGAGGATCGCCGCATCGCCATCCTGCTGTCGCTGAACGAAAGCCCGGATCGTCGGGTGAACGAGATGGTGCTGCGCTCCATGCTGGGCGACCTGGGCCATACCGTCAGCCGCGAGATGATCCGCGCCGACCTCGCTTTCCTGCGGGAACACCAGCTGGTGCGGATCGAGACCCGGGACCTGCCCACCGGGCCGCTGCAGATCGCCGAGCTGCTGAGCAGCGGCGAGGATGTGGCTCGGGGCCGCCGGCATCCTGGCATCGCCCGCGCTCCGGCACGCTGACCATGTCCCGCCGCCCCAGCACTGTGGCCCGGCTGCCGCCGGCGGTGCGCGAGGAAATCTCGCGCCTCCGCGAGAGCGGCCGGACCATCGACGAAATCATGGGCCATCTGCGCCTGATGGACGTGCGCACCGTCAGCCGCAGCGCCATGGGGCGGTATGTCCAGCGGCTGGACGCGGCCGGCGAACGGCTGCGCCGCACGCGGATGATCACCGAGGGGCTGAAAAGCAAGCTGGCCGAGACGCCGGAGAGCCAGCTCACCAGCGTGAATGTGGAGCTGCTGCAGTCCTGGATTTACGACTTTCTCTCATCCGCCGACGTCGATGGGGAGGAAGGTGACGCCGCCAAACTGCTGCTGCGCGACCCGAAAAACCTGACCAAATTCAGCGAGGCCGTGGAGCGCCTGACCAAGGCGTCCCGGCACAATCTGGAGTTTGTGGCCCGGGCAGAGCAGCGCGCCGCGGACCGGGCCCGCAAGGCCGCCCTGGACCAGGCCGCCGCGGAGGCCGAGCGCGGCGCCCGCCAGGCCGGCCTCTCGGCCGAGGCGGCCAGCGCGCTACGCCGCAGTGTCCTGGGCCTGCGCGCGAAGGCGCCCACGGCATGACCGAGGTGCTGCCCGAGGCGCTGCGCGCCATCGCCGATGCCCTGCCGCCGCTGGTCCTGCCCGAAGGCCACGACCCGCTGGCCGAGGGCATCCTGATGGCGCACCAGCGCGCCTGGCTGGAGGACAGCGCCGACCTGAAGCTGGCGGAGAAGGGGCGCCGCACCGGCATCACCTATGCCGAGGCCCTGGATGGCACGATCATCGCCGCCAGCAGCCGCGAGGCCGGCGGGGACAATGTGTTCTATGTCGGCGACACGAAGGACAAGGGCCTGGAGTTCCTGCGCTACGTCGCCCACTTCGCGCGCGTGGTGCAGGGCGAGCTGGCCCACATCGAGGAATGGCTGTTCGAGGACAAGCCGGAGGACGGCAAGCCCAGCAAGTTCATCGCCGCCTATCGGGTCCGCTTCGCCTCCGGCTTCCAGGTGGCAGCGCTCAGCTCGCGGCCCGCCAACATCCGCGGCCTGCAGGGCGTCGTGGTCATCGACGAAGCGGCCTTCCATGCCGATGTCGCCGCCGTGCTGGATGCGGTCAACGCGCTGATCATCTGGGGCGGCCGCATTCGCATCATCTCCTCCCACAATGGGGAGGACAGCCCGTTCAACCAGCTGATCAAGGACACGCGGGCCGGGCTGTACGACTACAGCATCCACCGCATCCCGTTCTCCCTCGCGGTCAAGAATGGCCTCTATGAGCGCGTGTGCCTGATGCGCGGCTGGACGCCGACGCGGGAAGGCAAGGCGCAGTGGATGAGCAAGATCCTGCGCGCCTACGGCCCCCGCCACGAGGCGCGGGATGAGGAGCTGGAGGCGATCCCCCGGAAGTCCTCCGGCGCCTATCTGCCGCGCAGCCTGGTGCAGCGCGCGCAGTCCGCCGGCATCCCCATCCTCCGCTGGAGCAAGGGCGAAAGCTGGTATCTCGACGATGGCCGCATGGCGGAGGCGCGCCGGTGGTTCCGGGAGGAGGTGCGCCCGCATCTCGACCGCCTCGACCGGCGCCGCCGCACCGCGCTGGGCCAGGACTTCGCCCGCGATGGTGACCTGAGCGTCATCGTGGTGGCGCAGGAGACCGACCAGCCGGGAAGCTGGCGGACATCCTTCCAGCTGGAGCTGCGGCGCATCCCCTTCGATGTGCAGCAATGGGTGCTCATGGAAATCCTGGATGCGCTGCCGCGCTTCCTCCGCGCCGCCCTGGATGCCCGCGGCAATGGCCAGTCCCACGCCGAGGCAGCCCAGCAGAAATGGGGCACCGAGCTGATCCTATGCGTGAAGGCGACCGTGGCCTGGTACGCCGCAGCCTTCCCCGAATACCGCGCCGCCCTGGAAGACCTGTCGTGGATTCTGCCGGCGGGAGAGGATGTGCTGGCCGACCATCGGCTGGCGATCCTGAAGAACGGTTTGCCGGGCGTCTCGGACCTGCACGTCAAGGGCTCGGACGGCGAGGACCGCCATGGCGACAGCATGATTGCGTCGCTGCTGGCGCACTACGCCACGGCCGGCGAGGTGCACCAATACGGCTACCAGGCGGCGCGGCCGAAGATCCCTGACCCCTGGCGCGGCAGCCGCCGGGATGACGAACGGCGCGCCATTGGCCGCGATTTCCGAGGAGCAATTTAGGGATGTTCTGGCCGGTGGTCCCCAAAGAGCATGCTTTCTCGCCGAACTGCTACATAATCAATGGTATCTTCCATCCCCTCTTGCAGGCGCAGCAAGGCGTCTGTGAGAGATTTACTATGCCTCATGACGGCCGACAGGTGACCTCGAATCGCTTCGACCGTCTTGTTGTCCAATCCGTCCTCGATAGTGCTCATTGCTATGTTCAGCGCCATGCAGGATGCGTAGAGGTCAGCCACGTCTACCCCCAGATTCTTGATGTTGTGGACATCAGGGAGGCGATCCCTAACAACATCCAAGCCGCGGATAGAGGGCGGTGGGCTGCGGTGAGGCACCACGTATCGGTTAAAGCGCCTGCTGTACATCTTGGCCAAGCTGCTCTCAGCTTCCTGAGCAGTCCCGCCAATCATGCTCAATGCAGGAATGAGCGCAGCCGCCAGAACATGAGCACGCTCCTGCCGCTCCCTCTCCCGTTCTTCTTCCCGCTTCCTTTCCAGCGTCAGCGTCGTCCGCTCAGCGCGCCAGCCCAGGCCCAGCGCCACGACGGCAGCAAAGAATGTTCCAAGCGCGCTCGCCCATGCCGCAAGGTCGGATCGAGTGAGCGGCTGGTCGGTAGCCACGAGCGGCACCAGGGCTTGAAGACCCTCAGTGCTGGTCAAGGTCGCGCCCAAGAAGGCAACGCCGAGGATCAGGATGACCAGTCGTGGAATGAGCCGTTGCAGAGGCTGCTCATACGCAAACCTGCGCAGCCCACCGAAAATCTGACCAATGCTTCCTCTAACGGAGGCCCTTTCACTAGCCATGGGTCGCGGCGTCTCCAGACTCGTTTGAAGCTCGGAAGAATGCCCCGCCACCTCCTTCTCTCCAAGGCATCCTGATGGCCTCGATCTTGGATCAGTTCGGGCGGACCATCTCCGCATCCGACATCCGCCGCCTGCGCGAGCCGGCCGCGGCGCCGACCCTCGCCGGGGTGCGTCCGGTCATCTCCGGCTATCCGGCCGAGGGCATGACGCCGACGCGCCTGGCGGACATCCACCGCGCCGCGGCCGAGGGCGACAGCCTGCGCTATCTGGAACTGGCCGAGGACATCGAGGAACGCGACCTGCATTATGCCGGCGTGCTCGGCACCCGGAAGCGGGCCGTGGCCCAGCTGCCCATCGCCGTGGTGGCCGTCAGCGACGACCAGCGGCACCAGCAGCACAAGGATCTGGTGCAGCGCTGGGTGGATACTGGCGTGCTGGAGATGGCCCTGTTCGACATCCTGGACGCGGTGGGCAAGGGCTTCAGCGTCACGGAAATCGAATGGGCCACGGATGGCGGATGGATCAGGCCGGGGCGGCTGATCTACCGCCTGCCGCGCTGGTTCGAGGCGAGCCGGGAGGACGGGGACACCATCCTGCTGCGCGAGAGCGCGACGCTGCAGCCGCTGGCGCCGCACAAGTTCCTGGTGCACCGGCACCCGTCGAAATCCGGCCTGGTGATGCGCTCCGGCCTGGCCCGGCTGGCAAGCTGGGCCTGGATGCTGAAGGCGTACACGGCGCGCGACTGGGCCATGTTCGTGCAGAGCTATGGCCAGCCGGTGCGGATCGGCCGCTATGGCCCGGAGGCCAGCCAGGAAGACCGGGATGTCCTGTGGTCGGCGGTCGCCAACATCGCCGGCGACTGCGCGGCCATCATCCCCCGCAGCATGGACATCGAGTTCGTCCAGACCGGCGACCTGAAGGCGAATGGCGAGCTGTACCAGCAGCGCTGCGAGTATCTGGAACGGCTGATCAGCAAGGCGGTGCTGGGCCAGACCGCCACCACCGACGCCATCAGCGGCGGGCACGCGGTGGGGCGCGAACACCGGCTGGTGCAGGAGGACATCGAGCGCTCCGACGCGCGGCTGGTGTCGGTGTCGGTGAGCCGGCAGCTGGTGCAGAGCCTGGTGGCCTTCAACTTCGGGCCGCAGGACGCCTATCCGCAAATCCGCATCGGCCGGCCGGACGAGGTGCCGCTGTCCGTCGTGGTGGACGCCGTGCACAAGCTGGTGCCGCTCGGCCTCCGCGTGGAGGCGAGCGAGCTGCGCGACCGGCTGGGCCTGTCCGAGCCGGGCAAGCTGGCCGACGGGACGCCGAATCCGGATGTGGAGGTGCTGGGCAGTGGCCCGGGTGAGCCCCACCGTCCTCCGCTCGCCCTGCCGCCGCCGCAGCAGCCCCCGGCCGAGCTGCCGCGTCTGGCGCGCCACCTGGTGTCCCGGCACGTCACGCAGCCGGACCCGGACCTGGTGGGCCAGCTCACCGACCGCCTGGCGCTGGATGCGCAGGGCGCGCTGGCTGGCCTGACCGACCAGATCCGCGAGGTGCTGCAATCGGCGGAGAGCTATGCCGAGCTGCAGGCGCGGCTGGCGGCGCTACAGCTGGAGCCGCGGGAGATGGCGCTGGCGATGACGCGGGCCTTCGCCGTCGCCCACCTGACCGGCCAGGCCGCGGTGCTGGATGAGCTGGGCCTGGCGCCGGGCGGCGCGGGGCGCGCGCCATGACGCCGGACCTTTCCCCGCTGACGGCGGAGCAGATCACCGCCGACCTGGCCGAGATCGCCGCCTCCTTCCGTGCCTGGGAGACGAGCGGGCGGCTGCTGGTCCCGGCCTGCCTGGAAGCCCAGCTGGGCCGGCATGTGGCCCTGACCCCGCGCGCCTGGCGTGAGGCCCTGACGCAGCGCCGCCAGCTGCTGGAATGGGAGCGCCAGCGCCGCGCCGCCGCCGGCGAAGGCTGACATGGCCGTCACCACCACCACCGCCGCGGGGCTGCCCTTCCGCGAAGCCATCTCCTTCTTCGCGGGCAAAGTGGGGGTGACGACCGAGAGCTGGTCGGATGTCTGGCGTGACGCGCACACCCGCGCCTTCATGGTGGCCGGCGCCGCCAGCGACGCGCTGGTGGGCGACTTCCAGGCGGAGATCGCCAAGGCGGTGGCCGGAGAACTGCCCTTCGCGGAGTTCCGGAAGCGCTTCGACGCCATCGTGGAGCGGCACGGCTGGACCCACAATGGAACGCCCGGCTGGCGGGCCCGCGTGATCTACGAGACCAACCTGTCCACCGCCTACGCCGCCGGCCGCTATGCGCAGGAAACCGACCCGGACGTGCTGGCGGTGTTCCCGTACTGGCAATACGTCCACAGCGGCGCCGCGCACCCCCGGAAGCAGCACCTGGCATGGAACGGCCTGACCCTCGCCGCGGATGACCCGTTCTGGACGACCCACTATCCGCCGAATGGCTGGGGCTGCGGCTGCTATGTCCGGCCGCTCTCCGCCCGCAACCTGGCGCGGATGGGCAAGGATGGCCCTGACCGCTCCCCGGACATCGTCATGCGCCCGTGGCGCAATCCCCGGACAGGCGCCGTGTCGCAGGTGCCCGAGGGCGTGGACCCCGGCTGGGACTACAACCCGGGCGCCGCCTGGCGTGGTGGCAGCCCGGAGGTGCCCGTGGATGCCCGCTGGCGGGCGGTGGGGCCCGTGCCTCCGCTGCCGCCGCTCCCGGCCAAGGCGCCCCGCAGCGCGCCCTCAGCGCCCGCT